GAACTCAGCTTATGGTGCAGTCGGTAACCAATACTTTAGATATTATGATGTAAGACAGGCAAGTGCTATTACAACAGCAGGTCAATTTATTATTAGATTTATAGAAAACAAAATGAATGAATATCTAAATCAAGTATTACAAACACATGGTGAAAAAGATTATATCGTGGCCTCTGATACTGATTCTATCTATGTAAACTTAGGTATGTTAGTAGAAAAAACTTGTAAAGATAAATCAACAGAAGAAATAATTGACTTCTTAGAAAAAGTTTGTATAAACAAATTAGAACCATTTATAGAAAAATGTTTTGATGAACTATCTGATTATACTAATGCATTTAAAAATTGTATGGTAATGAAACGAGAAGTTATTGCAAACAAAGGTATATGGGTTGCAAAGAAAAGATATATGTTAAATGTTTTAGATGATGAAGGTGTTAGATTGTCAAAACCTAAATTAAAACTTATGGGTATTGAGGCTGTTAAATCATCTACACCACAAGTATGTAGAAGTAGAATTAAAGAAGCAATTAATATTATTATGTCTAAAGGTGAAAAAGAATTGCAACAATATATAAAAGAGTTTAGAACAGATTTTTATAATATGATACCTGAACAAATATCTTTTCCTAGGTCTTGTAATAATCTAAGAAAATATAAAGATTCATCAAACATATTTAAGAAAGGTACACCAATACATGTAAAAGGTGCATTGATATATAATTACAATATTGAAAAGTTTAAATTACAAAACAAATATCCTTTTATTCAAGAAGGTGATAAAATTAAATTTGTAAAGCTTGTTGAAGCAAATCCATTTAAATTTGATGTGATTAGCTATGTTACAAAATTACCACCAGAATTTAATCTAAATAAATTTGTAGATTATGAAGTGCAATTTCAAAAAACATTCTTGGCACCTATGGAATTTATATTAGAAACAATTGATTGGAATGCTGAAGAACAAGCTAGTTTGGAGAGTTTTTTCGGATGAAAACATTAGAAAGAAAAGAAGCACTACATTGTGCAAATGTTATATCTGATTATTTCAAAAACTTTAATAGAGTTGATGAATATATGTTAGAACAAAAACTTGAACAAATAAAACATATGCCTACTGCTTTGCCTGGTATGGGATTTGATACAGATTTATTTTCAGATTTCAACATGTCTCCTGAAGATATGGATTTTGAGATATTAGAACCAGATTCTCATACATGGGATAGTTGTTTAAATATAATTTCAAGTCATACAAATATGGCAAGTATACCTGGTAAAAATTTAAAATTAGCAATTAAAGAAAAAAACACCGGTAAGTGGGTAGGGTTTATTAGATTTGGTTCTCCTGTAATTAATATGAAACCTAGAAATGAATTATTAGGAAATGTTCCTGAATTATCATCATTTAACAAAACAGCAATTATGGGTTTCTGTATTGTTCCGGCACAACCTTTTGGTTTTAATTATCTTGGTGGTAAATTGTTAGCTGCCTTATGTTGCAGTCATTGGGTCAGAAAAAGAATGAATGAAAAGTATGATATGAATTTAGTTTATTTTGAAACAACAAGTTTATATGGTAGTAGTAAATCAACAAGTCAATATGATGGTATGAAACCTTTTCTAAAAAATAGAGGTTTAAGTGATAGTGATTTTATACCACTAATGCACGGTGATAAATGGACAAAACTTGTTGAGTATGTTGAAAATAGAGTTGGTGAATTAATACCAAGAGACGCTTCAAGTAAGAAGTTAAAACTAATGTCAGCAATACAAGGCCTAGTAAAAAGGTCTTTAGAAGGAACAGATTTAGAGAATTTTAGAAATACTATAGAAAGTGCTAAAAAACTTACAGAAAGAAAAAGATATTATGTATCTAACTATGGTATCAAAAACTATATAGATATCGTAAATGGCAAAACTGATGAAATTATCAAAGAAGAAAATTACGATAGATATGAAGTTGAAGAACTTATCAAATGGTGGAAAAAGAAAGCCACCAAAAGATATGAAAGTCTAAAATCAGACAACAGACTGAGAAAGGAAATAGAAGTCTGGACAAACCAAACCAACATTGACATCATTAGATAAATGGTGTATAATCATTTTTATATTGAGGTAATTAATTATGAATGACTTTTTAAAAGATGTAATCAAAGAATCCGGCAACGAATATGCCACTCTCGTAAAAGATGGTGTTGCTGGGGCAGATGTAGATAGTTTCATTGACACAGGTTCTTACGCCTTTAATGCTTTACTATCAGGCAACATTTATGGTGGTTTACCAGGCAATCGTATTACAGCAATTGCAGGTGAGGCCGCTACAGGTAAAACTTTCTTTGCATTAGGAATATGCAAAAGTTTCTTAGAACAACATAAGGAAGGTGGTGTTGTATATTTTGAATCAGAAAATGCAATATCAAAAGAAATGGTAGAAAGTAGAGGTATGGATGCCGGCAGAGTTGTAGTAGTACCTGTTGCAACAGTACAAGAATTTAGAACACAATCAATTAGAATTCTTGACAAATATCTAGAACAAGATAAAGAAAAAAGACAACCTTTAATGTTTGTACTTGATTCTTTAGGTATGTTATCTACTACAAAAGAAATGGAAGATACTGCTGAAGGTAAAGAAACAAGAGACATGACTAGAAGTCAAATTGTTAAATCAGCATTTAGAGTTTTAACTTTAAAATTAGGTCAGGCAAATGTGCCAATGATTATGACTAATCACACATATGATGTCATTGGTTCTATGTTCCCACAAAAAGAAATGGGTGGTGGTTCTGGTCTTAAATATGCAGCTTCAAGTATTGTCTATCTTGGTAAGAAAAAAGAAAAAGATGGTACAGAAGTAATTGGTAATATTATACATTGTAAAAATTACAAATCAAGAATCACAAAAGAAAATGCACAAGTAGATGTAAGATTAACATATAAACATGGTCTTGATAAGTTTTATGGTATATTAGATTTAGCTGAAGAGGCTGGTGTTATTAAAAAAGTATCTACTCGTATTGAATTGCCAGATGGTAGTAAACAGTATGCAAAAACTATCAATAGTGAACCTGAAAAATATTTCACAAAAGATATGTTAGATAAAGTTAATGAATATGTGAAAAAGAAATTTAGTTATGGCGAAGAATAAGTATGTGTTTGCACAAAAAGATGGTGCAGACCACTCATCTATAAAGATTGTAGATGAAAGATTTAAAGATGTTATTTTTGATTTTGGTTCAGTAGGTTTTGCTAAAGAAGAAAATGACAAAGGTGAACTGGCAATGAAATTTGATTACACAGTAGTTAAGAATCCTAATAATATTGATACTACTACTGATGAATTTGTAAATTTTATTGGAGATATATGTGTAGAACTTTTAGAGAAACAAATTAAAGATGGAAAACTTGACCTTAAATAATTCAGAAAGAATAGAGACAACGATACTTCGTAATCTATTTTTCAATGAAGACTTTACAAGAAAGGCTTTACCTTTTATAAAATCTCAATTCTTCAATAAAAGAGATGAAGCTATACTATTTTCTGAAGTAGAAAGTTTTGTTAACAAATATAAAAATCTCCCAACAAAAGAATCTATTCTTATTGAGTTGGGTCAAAGAAAAGATATTACAGAAGATGAACTAAAAGAAATTAAAGAAGTTGTAAAGACCTTAAATCCTCATGAAGATGATTTGCAATGGCTGTTTGATACAACAGAAAAGTTTTGTAAAGATAGAGCAGTACACAATGCAGTATTAGAAGGTATTAAAATTCTTGATGGCAAAGATAAACAAAAAACACCAGAATCAATACCAAGTATTTTAGCTGACGCTCTTGCAGTATCTTTTGATAATCATATTGGTCATGATTATATTGAAGACGCTGACGCCAGATTTGATTATTATCACAGAAAAGAAAAAAGATTTAAGTTTGATTTAAATTATTTTAATCGTATCACCAAAGGCGGTGTCCCAAGTAAGACATTAAATATCGCACTTGCAGGCACCGGCGTTGGTAAATCTTTATTCATGTGTCATTGTGCTTCATCATTTTTAACACAAGGTCAAAATGTATTGTATATAACTTTAGAAATGGCAGAAGAAAGAATAGCAGAAAGAATTGACGCTAACTTAATGGATGTAACAATAGATGATTTACATACAATGCCAAAAGATTTGTATGATAATAAAATGAAAAAATTAAATAACAAAACATCTGGTCATTTAATCATCAAAGAATATCCTACTGCCTCTGCTCACGCTGGCCATTTCAGAGCATTGTTAAATGAATTATCACTAAAGAAAACTTTTAAGCCAGATGTTGTATTTGTTGATTACCTCAACATATGTGCGAGTAGCAGATTCAAGGGTGGAAATATCTCATCATATTTCTACATCAAGGCAATTGCAGAGGAATTAAGAGGACTTGCAGTTGAATTTGATTTACCTATCTTCTCTGCTACTCAAACTACAAGAAGTGGTTTTGTATCAACAGATATTGGTTTAGAAGACACATCAGAATCGTTTGGTTTACCTGCTACTGCTGACTTTATGTTTGCTCTAATGTCTAATGAAGAATTAGAAGCTCTAGGTCAAATGAAAGTAAAACAATTGAAAAA